ATGAGTGGTTGAACGATCCAGAAGCATTTGTATCTTGGGCAATAGGCAACGGGTATATTCCCGGGCTATGCATTGACCGAATTGACAATGATTCCGGGTATTCTCCCAATAATTGCAGATGGGTTACACTCGCAGAGAACAACCAAAATAGGCGCAGCAGTAAGTTTTATACTATAAACGGAGAAACCAAGAATTTTCAACAGTGGTGCGATTTCTATGGCGTTTCAAGGTCTATGGTAGATCGGAGGCTCTCGTTGGGGTGGGATGTTGAGAAAGCATTTACAGCCCCCAAAAAAGAGCGAAACCGTAATGCGCTTGTTGGCCAAAAGTTTGGCCGCCTTACTGTCATTAAATACGCAGGAGTGAGCAAACATCGCCAAACACTATATGAGTGTGTGTGTGACTGCGGCAATATCGTTGTGACCGATGGGAACAAATTATCTACCGGACATAACCAAAGCTGCGGTTGCTTAAAGGCAGAAATGATGGAGAACAACCGTGGTGACTTTAAGGTGGGCCTTGCCGAGGCAAAAAAGTAAAACAAATATTCAGCTGTTCGGAATTTCCGAACTGTTCAGCCCCGTGCTGATACTGATACCAACGCGGCGGGGCAATAGCTCCGCCGCTTATTTTAACTGAGAAAGGAATGATTTTAATGGCAGAATTTACTTCTGCGGCAATTCAGACCGTTGCTGCTGGCCAGAACGTTCCCCTGACCGAAACGGCGGTCAATAGCAAGCCCTGTATCGTGCATAGAGAAGGAAGCGGCCAGATCACGCTGCGCGGCATCACCAATCAAAACCGCGCTCTGTTTCGGGTCTCCTATGGCGGCAACATCGCTATTCCCACCGGAGGCACGGTTGAGGCCATCACGGCGGCGCTTGCCATCAACGGAGAGCCGCTGACCAGCGCAACAGCTACCGTCACGCCTGCGGCGGTAGGAAACTACTTTAACATTTATGTTTCCGCACAGGTCTGCGTCCCGAAAGGCTGCTGCCTGACGGTCGCAATGGAAAACACCAGCACTCAGGCCGTCAACTTCGCCAACTCGAACCTGACGGTTGAGAGAATCGCGTGAAAGGAGAATGGACATGAGTAAGAAAGCAATGTACGAGCTTCGCAATATGCTGTGCGACGAACTCGACGAGCTGGCGCGTAAGGGCGACCTGGGCGCGGGCGACCTTGAGATCGCGCACAAGCTGACCGACACCATCAAGAACATCGACAAGATCGAGATGATGGAGGACGACGGTTACTCTCGCGACGGAGACTATTCGCGTCGCTATTCCCGCGATGGCGATTATTCCCGCGACGGTGAGTATTCTCGCGGCGGCGACTGGCAGGCCGATATGCGCGGCACTTACGGCAGGGGCAGCTCCTATGCTCGCCGCGGCACGCATTACGTCCGCGGGCACTACAGCCGCGCCGACAGCATGGAGCACCTGCGCGAGCAAATCAACGACATGATGCGCGAGACGGACGACGACCGCGTAAAGGAAGCGCTGCGTCGTGCCGCGAGCCTGATGGAGGAATAAAGGGGGTGCGTCCCCTTGATCGACGAAAACGAGGTCAATCTGTGGATATCGCGGCTTGAGACGGAGGAATCGAGCTGGCCCAATTATCAAAAGCTGGCGGCGCTGTACATCATCCAAAATCAAAACGCGCCAAAAGAACCGGAAAGGCCAATGTTGTATTCGGCAGCTCCGGCGCCGGTCAAGACCTATGCGTCTGAAACGGTAGGCAGCTACGGCGACAGCGATTTTTTGCGCGCAGTGGCAGATGTTTCACCGGACAAGGCGTGGGAGATCATGGACGAGCTGATGGACAGCTTGAAAATCGTAAACGAGCGCGTGTACAACAGCGTGATGCGGAAGCTCGAAAAATAAGAACACCCCCGTCGTAAGGCGGGGGATTCTTTTGGGCAAAATTTACCTTTGGGAACACAAAGGTCAAATATGCCTAACGTGGCGTTACAAAAAACGCGCCGTCGTCATCTGCGTCAATTCTCCGGATAAAGCGCGTCCAAAATTCCTTTTTCTCTTCCCTGGAGTAAGTGTCATATTCAGCAAGCCCATTTCGCAGCGCGTCAAGGTTTGTCTTCGGCTTTTCCTCTACATCTTCAAGTGATTTTTTCAAGCTCGCATACTCCCGCTTGTATTCGTCCAGCTCGATCAAATCATTTAGATAAAGAGTTTTCAACTTGCTCATTTTCTTTCGTATCGCGTCCGCGCTTTGCGTGGGTTTTTTTTCTGCCTTTTTGTAATAGCGATTGTTTCGCTCGGCAATCCCTTCAAGCTCATGCAATAAATAATCTTCCAGCGCGTCTTCGCGGATCCTCTTTTTGTGCTGGCACGCGGAGTTGTCAAGCATTCGCGTCCGGCATCGGTAGTAGGTATAAATCTGCTTTGCCGTTTCCGACTGCATCGTTTTCCCGCACTCTTTGCAATGCAACAAGCCCGAGAACAGATAAACGCGATCTGTCTCAACTCCCGCGCAGCGCTGCGACCGCTGGCGGAGGATATCATTTACAATGTCAAAATCCTGCTTGCTTATTAGGGCGGGACAGGCATTCTCGATGCCGTACACCTCGCCGATATAAAGGCGATTGCGGAAATAGTTTACATATTTGGTATACGCCCTGTCAATCTTCCACGTCTCGAGCATATACCTTTTTACGCCAAGCACGCTTTGCAATCGGATGTACGCCGCGAACATATCTCGCGCGGCATCTGCCGTATCGTTATCAATCTGGTATTGCCTGTCCTTGACGATATACCCTAAAGGTGCTTTTGACCCTGCCGGTTGACCTTTTGCCCGTTTTCCGTCGTTGATAAATTTGATCCGCTCGCTTGTGCGGTCGGCCTCGTCCTGCGCGACGGAAAGCATGATATTGACCTTTAAACGCCCAGACGCGGTGCGCGTCTCGTAGTCTTCTTCCGTCGCTTGCCATGTCACGCCGTATTTGTCCAGCCTCGTCTGAACGTCGTAGTATCCCGCGACATTGCGAAACCATCGGTCGAGCTTGATAAACAGGATCGTGTCTACCTTTCCCGCTTTGCAATCATCCAGCAGCCGTAGAAGCGCAGGGCGCTTTTTGTACGGTTTTCGTGCGGATATGCCCGCGTCCTCATATATGCCCACCACTGTCATTTTATTCGCTTTGGCATACCTTGTCAGCGTGTCCCGCTGCTCTTGTAGTGATAGACCATGCCGCGCCTGTTCCTCGCTGGACACGCGGATATATAGCGCCGCTCTCATCGAATCCCCCTCCAAAATCCGTAATCTATACAATGAAAATCAATGTACACGCACCACACAGCGAGAAAAACGATGATGAGGAACATTATAGCAATTACGCCGTTGCGGATACGCACTCCGCGCCGCATGATCTCAATCATGTCCGCTTTTGCGTCAACATGGCGTTCCAGCTCATCATTCCGCGCTTGCAACGTTTCCTCGGTCGGCGTCAAGTGTTCGGAAATCCCGAACGCTTCATCAAGCGATATTCCAAGCGCTTTGCAGATCGGCGCGACGGTGTAGATGGACGGAGCTTTCGAAAACTTGGAAAAGAAGTTCTGCACGGTGGACAGCGGCACGCCGGAATCGTCGGAAATGTCTTGATAGGTCAGTTTCAATTCTTCTTTACGGATTCTACACACTTCTTGAATGTTCATTTACGCCACCTTAATTTTTTCGATTTTCGCGCCGCAAAGTCGCAAGATGAGGGCTTGTCGAGCCATGTCGAGCGCTGTTTTATTGCAAGGCTTCGGCATTGAATTACCAAGCCAAAGTGGGCTACGGTAAAGACAAGCAGCGGCGACCGCTTCTCGCCGGCTGCAAAAAGGCCCCGCCGTTTGTTGCAGAGGGCGGCGGGGCCTTTAGTTACTTAATAGTCCAGGAATAACCGCAGTTTTGGCAGAGGCAAACCTTTTCGTTTTTAACGACAGTCTTTTCGTTCCCCTTGCTCTTTTTCCAAACAAGATTAGACATGCCGAGAGTGCAAAACGCAGTCAAGCCGCGGGCGGCATTGTTCAGATGCCCGCCAATTCCGTTTCCGTGTTTTTTCGTGTAGGTCGTAGCCTGCTGGATTTCAATCGTTACATTTTCGCTCCCGCAATTTGGACACATCATGAGAAACTTTCTCCCCTCTGTTATTATATTTTCGGCTGCACAAAGTGCAATAATCGACACATAGTAAAATAAAAAGTGATCCTGCGGCTGCGCGCCGCTCCACAATATTTCTGAATTGTTGCACAGCGCCGTGCAGCAAACCCCTGTTGTAGAACATAGGTATAAATACCGAAAAGGAGGTCGAAGCATGGACGCACAGGTGCAAGCGGCGGCGGCGCTCTATCTGCTCCTAACGCCGAAGCAGAAAGACGAAATGCTCGCGCTGATTGAGCGCATCCTCACGGAGGAGGAGCAAAAAATAGCCTTAGAGCCAAACGGAGGGACGCAAGATGTTGTGTAATGGTGCGAAATGTGATACAATGATCAGAGAAAAGCTGAAAGAAAAAATTCTCACTATGAGCGATGCGCAGCAAAACGCATTGTTACTTGCTGCGCGCGAGATCAGGAGAAAATCGAAAGAACAAAGGAGAGAACTTTATGAAAATGCTCAACAAACAAGGTAAGCAGAACGCTTGTGACGCTGGAGAATCCGGCAACGACAAAGTCGTGCTTTCTCTGCTTTTGGCGATCAATGACCGCCTGTCTCTCCTTCCGGTCATTCTCGGCCTGTTGGTAGGCAACATAATTGCGAAAATCATTGACGCGCTCTTCTTCTAAGCGCTTCATCTGCCCAACGACCGAATCCTCCTCACGTATACGCTCGGTCGGCAAGCCATCTTTTATCCAATCATTCATCGCTTGCTCATCAAAAACTGCGCATAGCGCAACAACTCGTTCAGCTCGGCATTGGTCGCCGTATCGATAAAATCAAACAGCTCTTGAACGGTAGGACTTACGCCCTCGGTCTTCGGATCGGGGGCGCTTTCTTTTTCTTCTCCGTCCCCATAAAGGAGATATTCAGAAGTGACGCCCAAAAATCTTGCAATTCTCTCTATATTTTTCATTTTGGGGCGCGTTTTCCCTGTGTTCCAATTGGAATACGATGCAGAAGTTAGATTACATTTTTCGTAAAACTCTGCTTTAGAAATGTTTTTCTTAGCAAGCAAAGCATTTATTCTTGTAACAATTGGCGATCTATCCAAAAAATCACCGCCTAGTTTGGCTAATTTTCAACTAGCAAAATTCTAAGTTTTTCTTGACAAACTAGTATTGCTAGCTTATACTAGTTAGCATAAAGGGTAACAAAAACCCA